TCCATGTTCATGCTGGATGATGAGTTCGGCGCCGAGGTGTATTCCGGGGCCACAACCGAGAAGCAGGCCTGGGAAGTATTTAGGCCGGCGCGGCTGATGGTCAAGCGCACGCCGATGCTGGTTGAGGCCGCTGGCATCGAAGTCAATGCCTCAAATATGAATTTGCCTGCGGACGGCAGCCGGTTTGAGCCGCTGATCGGTAATCCAGGCGACGGAGCGTCGCCGTCGTGCGCGATCATTGACGAGTATCACGAACACGATACTGCAGCGCTGTACGAGACGATGTTGACCGGGATGGGCGCGCGCCGACAGCCGCTGGTGCTGATCATCACCACCGCCGGCGCCAATATCGAGGGGCCGTGTTATCACAAACGGCAGCAGGTCATTGAGATGCTGGACGGCACTGTCCCCGACGACGAGCTGTTTGGCTGGATTTTTACGATCGACGAGGGCGACGACTGGACGGACCCGAAGGTATTGGCAAAGGCCAATCCGAATATGGGGATTTCAGTCTTTCAGGAATATCTGGAGAGCCTGCAGCAGAAAGCCATCCGTAGCGCGCATTTTACGAATACGTTCAAAACCAAGCATTTGAACGTCTGGACGTCGGTGAAAGCGGGTTACTTCAATATGGAAATGTGGCGCAATAGCGCCGATCCGACGTTGACCTTGGAGCAGTTCGAAGGGCAGCAGTGCATTTTAGCGTTCGATTTGGCGCGCAAGCTGGATTTGAACAGCATGGCCAGGTTGTTTTATAGGGACATTGACGGCCGGCGTCACTACTACTCGGTGGCGCCGCGCTTTTATGTCCCGGAAGACACGATCAGTAACAGCGAGAACCGCCGGACGGCAGAGCGATTTCAGGCCTGGGTCGTCTCTGAGTATCTGACTGCCACCTATGGCGCCGAGATCGATTATCGGGAAATTCTGGCTGATGCGGTTGACGCCAATAAAGTAACGCCTGTCCTGCAGTGCCCAATGGATCCACACGGCGCCACCAATCTGGCGCATCAGTTGGATGACGAGGGATTGACGCCGATCACAGTGGTGCAGAACTACACCAATATGAGTGACCCCATGAAGGAAGTGGAGGCGGCCATCATGTCAGGGCGGTTTCATCATGACGGCAATCCGATCATGACCTGGTGCATCGGCAACGTGATCGGCAAGCATGTCGCCGGCAACGATGATGTGGTGCGGCCTGTCAAGCAAGGCGTGGACAACAAGATTGACGGTGCTGTCGCGCTCATCATGGCGGTCGGCCGCGCCATGCATGCTGAGCTGGACCCAGGCGGAGACTGGATCAGCGACATCATCGTTGCTTAATGGAAAACTAATGAGTCAAACTAAAACGAAGCCGGCAGGGCGCATCAAATCGAGCGTCCTGAAATGGCTCGGTGTGCCGATTGCCTTGACTGATACGGACTTCTGGTCGGCCTACCTGGGCGGGGGTTCTTTTACCGGTCGCCGGGTGACGGTCGACGGCGCCTTGCAATTGGCCACCGTGTGGGCCTGCGTGCGTTTGCTGTCGGAGACCATCGCCACCTTGCCCTTGGGTTTTTACGAAAAGCTCCCCGACGGCTCGCGCCGGCCGGCGACGGATCATCCTCTGTACGATCTGTTGCACAACCAGCCGAACGCGGACATGACGGCGGTGCAGTTCTGGGAGGCGATTATTGCCAGCATGCTGTTGTGGGGCAATGCCTATATAGAGAAGGCCAAGATCGGCAAGCGGATTGTCGCTTTGAACTTCTTGCATCCGGGCCGGATGCAGAAACGACGGCTGTTGAGCGGCGCGATGGAATACAACTACCGCGATCTGGACGGGGCGCAGCGGACTATCTCGGAAGAGGACCTGGTCAACATTCCGGCATTCAGCCTCGATGGCGTCAATGGGTTGACGCCCATGTCCTATGGCGCAAACGTGTTCGGCGCCGCGATGGCGACCGACGAGGCCAGTAGTAAAGTGTTTTCCAGCGGGATGCGCGCGGCCGGTTTTATCAAGGTGAGCGGTACGGTCAAGAAGGAGCAGCGCGAAGAGCTCCGGACCAGCATTAAGCAGTTTTCCGCTGGTGGCCCTGAAGCGGGAAATGTCATGGTGCTGGAGAACGATACCGACTACCAGCAGCTGACCATGAATCCGGGTGACTCGCAGATGCTGGAGTCCCGTTCTTTCAACGTCGAGGAAATGTGCCGCTGGTTCCGGGTTCCTCCCTTCATGGTGGGACATTCGGCCAATTCCACTAACTGGGGCACCGGCATTGAGCAGCAGATGATCGGCTTTCTGACATTCTCCTTGCGACCATGGCTGACCAGGGTCGAGCAGGCAATCCGCAAATCCCTGTTGTCGCCAGGTGAGCGCAGCAAATTCTTTGCTGAATTTGCCATCGAGGGCCTGCTGCGCGCGGACAGCGCCGCCCGCGCCGAGTACCTGGCAAAAATGACGCAGAACGGGCTGATGACCCGCAACGAAGGTCGCGCGTACGACAACCGGGCGCCACTGCCGGGCGGCGACGAATTGACGGTACAAAGCAATCTGGTGCCGCTCACCATGCTGGGCAAGATCACATCCACCGCCGGCGCCGCCAAGAACGCGCTCCGGCAATGGCTCGGTTTAAAAAACGATGAGGACAACGATGAAACGTAAAAGCGGCGCGATGCAGATTCGCTCATTCGACTATCAAGTGAAGGCCGTCCAAGAAGACGGCCTTTTTTCTGGCTACGGCTCGGTGTTCGGCACCGTCGACAGTTACAACGAGGTCGTGGCGCCGGGCGCCTTCCTCGATAGCATCGCGGAAACCAAGGCCAAGGGCCGCACGTTCCCGGTGCTGTGGCAGCACCGCTCCGGCGAGCCGATTGGCGACTGGGACATCGACACGATCAAAGAGGATGAACACGGCTTGTTCGGGACTGGCCAGCTGTGGCTGCAAGACGCTGCTTACGCCAAGATTGCTTACCGCGGCATGCAATCCCGTTCGATTACGGGCTTGTCGATCGGCTATTACGTCCGAGACGCCAGTTACGATGAAAAAACCGGTATCCAGACCTTGAAAAAGCTTGATCTGGTTGAAATCTCCATCGTCACCACGCCGGCGAATGACGATGCACGCGTCGACGCCATCAAGGCACGGATTGCCCATGGCAACCTGCCGAATCTCCCCGATTTTGAAAAGCTCCTGCGCGAGGCAGGCTTTTCGAAGACACAAGCCACGGTGATCGCAAGTCGTGGCTTGAAACACCTGCTCCGGAGCGAGTCCGAGGGCGACAGCGCACAAAAAGCCGCCTTGTCACACATGAACCAACTGCTTTCCGGCTTTTCTCTCCCTCAACTTTAAGGAATTCACATGAAATTGAAACATGCATTTTTGCTCGCCGCTTTGGCGATCATCGCCACTGCCGGCTTTGCTGCCGAAATCGCAACAGTTGTTCACGCGTCGCTGTATTCGGCGCTCTTTCCGAGTTTCTCCGATGCCAGCTGGGCGTCCTTTCTGCCCTTTGCTGGTGCCGGCATGCTGCGTAAGAGCGCCGGCGGCGACGGTGGCGACGACATCGGCGCCGTGAGCAAGAAGCTCGGCGAGGTGATGGATCAGGTCAAGAATTTCGGCGAAGACATCGCCAAAAAGATGGCGACCGGCGCGACCGTCACGCAAGAGCTGAAAGATTCGACCGACAAGACGCTGACGGAAATGAACGAGCTGAAGTCGCGCATGGCCGAACTGGAACAGAAGCAGGTCCGCCGGCCAGGCAATGACGAACAGCAGGAATACAAGACTGTCGGCCAGCGCGTGGTTGAAAGCGAATCCTTCAAGGGCATGAACAGCTCTGAGCGTAAAAGCCTGCGCGTCAGCATGGAACGCAAGGACCTGATGAATGTTCCGGGGACGGTTGGCACTGGTGTTAGCTCGACGAATTCGCTAGTTGCCGCTGACCGGCAAATGGGGATTGTTGCCCCGGTCAATCGCACATTGACGATTCGCGATCTGCTTCTGCCAGGCCAAACCGGCTCGAACTCCATCGAGTATGTACGTGAAACCGGTTATACAAACAATGCGGCAGCGGTTGCCGAAGGCGCGCTCAAGCCAAAATCGGACATCAAATTCGATTTAAAAAATGCGCCGGTGCGTACCATCGCCCATTATTTCAAGGGTTCGCGCCAATTGCTCGACGACGCCAAGGGATTGGCCAGTTACATCGACGGCCGCGCTCAGTACGGTCTGCGTTTCAAGGAAGAGCAGCAGTTACTGAGCGGGGACGGCACCGGCGCCAACATTCTTGGCCTGCTGCCGCAAGCCACCGCGTTCGCGCCGGCCATTGTTCTGGTAGATGCCACGCCCATTGATCGTCTGCGCCTGGCGATTTTGCAGGCTGTCCTGGCCGAATATCCGGCATCGGCTTTTGTGCTCAATCCCATCGACTGGACCGGTATCGAACTGACGAAGGATAAAGAGGGCCGTTACATCATCGCCCAACCCGTCAATGGGACAGGGGCGCGCCTGTGGGGCTTGCCAGTCGCTGAGACCCAAGCAATTGCGCAAAATACCTTCCTGGCCGGCGCGTTCAATTTGGGCGCACAGATTTTTGATCGTATGGAAATCGAAGTGCTGTTGTCGACAGAAAACGAAGACGATTTCGTAAAAAACATGGTCACCATCCGTGCTGAAGAGCGTCTCGCGCTGGCTGTGTACCGTCCGGAAGCTTTCGTGACCGGTTTGGTGTCTTCCGCCGCTCCCGCTCCGGTGCTCCCTGTCAAACCGTAATGCTTCGGGACCGGTTATTGCATTTCACAAAGGGCGGTACGCAATACCGCCCGGTTAATTTGGAGAAGTATATGCGTGCGGAAGATAACGCCATCTTGGCGCGTCCAATCAAGACGTTTCATGGCGAAGAAGGTTTTAAGACTCCTCAAAGTGCGCCGTTCCCGGTTTCCCGGCAGCGTTTGGCAGAGTTGAAGGCGAACGAGTTGGTGGTTGAAGTGGCCGACGATGCAAACGATGAGAAGAGGGCGCCAAGTGTCAGCAACAAGTCTGCAGCAACGCCGCGCAATAAGAGCAAAAATGCCACTGACTGATGATGTTGGCCTGGCTCAGGCCAGGAAACACCTGCGCCTTGATCCGGACGACACGGATGCGATGGTCGAGTTGTATCTGCAAGCGGCGATGGATCGCGTTGAACAGTATATTCAGGCGCCATTGCTGCGCAACGTGGCGGCAGCCGGCCAGCCGGAAAGTGTTGCCATTCCATTCAGCCTGAAAGCGGCAGTGCTGTTGTATCTCGGCGATCTTTGGGAAAACAGGGAGGCGTCGGTTGACCATAAGCTGGAAGAAAATCGCGCTGCCGTGGCGTTGATGGCGCCATTTCGAACACAGCTGGGGGTGTGATGCGATCCGGACAATTACGACACCTGATTATTGTTCAGTCGCCGCCGGTAGGCCAGGATGCGCAGGGCAATCCGCTGACCGCATGGTCGAACGTCTGTACCCCGTATGCCAAAAAGGAAGATTTGAGCGGGCGCGAGTTGTTTGCCGCGCAAGCGGCGCAAAGTGAAGTGACAACGCGCTTCCGGATTCGTTACCGCTCAGGATTGCGCGCAGCGATGCGGCTGCAGTGTGAGGGCGTCATTTACAACATCGTGGCGGTGCTTGATCGCGACGGGCGTCAGCGGGAATTACAGTTGATGTGTTCTTCGGGGTTGCATCATGGCTGACTTTCAGTGGAATGGCTTGGAACAGATTCAACAAAATCTCCTACGCTTGCCGGCAGTATTCGCGGATTCCCTGCGCTCCGCGGCGAACACGGGCGCCACGGTGATCAAGAACGAGGTGATCGCCCGCGCGCCTGAAGACAAGGGCATTCTGAAATCCGCGATCTATCAGAAGCACATCGAAGAACTGTCGGGAACCGACCGGCAGGTCTATTACGTCTCCTGGCGGAAGGGTAAATCGTCCGATCTGGATGCATTTTATGGCAAGTGGGTCGAATATGGTCACTGGTATGTGCCGAAGAAGCCGAAGGGGGTACGCACGAAAGAGCATCGCGCCGCCAATCGCAACGTGTTTGTAGCGGCACATCCGTTTCTGCGGCCGGCATTTGATACACAAAAGGATGCCGCGTTGACGGCCATGCGCAGCAAGCTGGCGGAGAACGTGCGCCGCGCCATTGCGGAGGTTAATCGATGATCGAATCGACAATATGGGCGGCCATCCATGGTTTGTTTGCCGGCGGCGTGCATTACGACGTCGCGCCAGACAGCAAGACGCTGCCTTACGCCACGCTGCAGCAGGTCGGCGGCGTTAGCGTCAACGACCTCGACGGCCCGGATGCATGTGCGAATTCCCGGGTGCAAATCGATGTATTTGCCAAAAGCCGGGCTGAGGCAAACGCTCTGCTGAAGGCGGCTGCGGTCGTGTTGTGTGGTGCGCCGCTGCAGGGCGTGCCACTTGGCGCGCCGATCAGCACCTATAACGACGACCTCGAACTATTTCGACGCAGCCAGGATTTCAGCTTCTGGTATTAAGCGCCAACAACCCATTTTTATTTTTCACTTTGCCACCTTCGGGTGGTTTTTTTTTCTTTGGAGAACAGTATGAGTTCAATTGCATTGTCTGCACAGGGCAGCAAGTTGGAAATCGGCGCCGCCGGCGCCAACCCTGTTTTTACGCAAATTAAAGGCTTTAAATCGTATACGGGCTTTGACGGCTCCGCGTCGGAGATCGATACCACCGATCTGAACAGCACATCGAAGGAATTTCTGCTGGGCCTGCAGGACAACGGTAATTTTAACTTTGAGTTGCATATCAATCATGCCGATCCTGGCCAGTTGGCGCTGACGGCGGCCAAAAAAACAGGCGCACTCACGCCGTTTAAGCTGACATTGCCGGATGGCGCGATTGCCACCTGGAGCGGTTTAGTGAAATCCGTGCCGCTGCAGGGCGCCGTCGACGGGGTGCAGTCCGGCAGCGTGAGCACCCGCATCAGCGGTGATGTGGATTGGAAATAATGACGATGACCATCTTGAATCGCGACACCATCCTGGGTGCCCAGGACATACACACCGAAGACGTCGCCGTGCCGCTATGGGGCGGTGCAGTCCGTATCGCACTGATGAGCGGCCTTGCGCGCGATCAGTTCATGGGTTCGCGCGACAAAGAAAGCCTGTCGCTCAGCGATTTCCAGGCATCGATTCTGGCCGCCACCGTGGTGGATGACCAAGGGAAACTGATTTTTACGCCTGAGGACATCACTGCGCTGCAGGGCAAGAACAAGGACGTGTTGGATTTACTGACCAGCGTTGCGCTGCGTCTTAACAGCATGGGGCCGGCGGCGCATGAGGCGGCAATAAAAAACTCCGCAGCCGACCAGAGCGGCGCTTCTGGTTCCGGCTCGCCAGAGACCTTGGCAAAAGCGTCAAGCAAGCACAGCGCGACATAGATTCCGCCGAATTCGCCGAGTGGATGGGATTTTATGCGCTTGAACCCTGCGGTGAACGTCTGGCAGACCTGCGTCACGGCATCGCCACGTCGGTGCTGGCGAACATCAACAGGGACAGCAAGCAGCGGCCAACCCCGTTTGCACCTGCCGATTTTATCTGGTGGGGAAGCGATACGGCCGGGGACAGCCAGGCCGCGTCGGAGGAATTGGTCTTGTTGGACGACCCGGCGGCGCAATCGGCGCTGATCAAGGCGGCCATGTTTGGTAAAACGCACTGAGGAAATGGCAATGAGTGATGTATTAGGCAAGGCCACAATCATGCTGGCGGCGGAGGCTGGCCAATTCAATGCCGACATGGTCAACGCCGCCCATACCGTCAGGCAGTTCCAAAACACCGCCACGCAATCGGCCGGCAAGTCCGCCGCCGCCTTGACCGCGATTGGCGCGGCTGTCGGCCAGTCGGCGGAGAGCATGACGGCAAAACAACGGCTCTTCGCAGACACCATGCAGCGCCAGGTTGCCGTGCTGGAAGGCGGCAAGATTGCCGGTCTCGAACTGAAAGCGGCGCAGCTGGGCATGTCGCAGACCATGGCGCCGTTGATTGAGCGGTTTCGGGCGGCGGAGGCGGCGCAGCGTAGCATTGCTGCTGCTTCCGGCAGCATGGGGGCGGCCACCTGGCAGGCATCTGGCGCGTTGACGGCGCTGGCGGAAAGTGAGGCGCAGGCGACGGCGCGGATTCGGGCCATGGTTGCCGCTTCACAAGAAGAATCAGCGGCGTTGCATGCGACAGCGGCGGCTGCGGATCGGGTCGCGGCCAGCTTGCGCAGCGCGTCAAGCTCGAAACAGCAATATGCCGGCAAGACCGCCACGACTTACAGCGGTCAGGCCGGAATGGCATCGACGCGGGTGACGCCGATCGACTTCGACGATGCTGGCGCCGCCGCCAAGCGCATGCAGGATGCCGATAAGTTCGTTGCCAGTCTCAAGCGCCAGGCGGAAACCGCCGGCATGACCCGTAAGAAAATGCTGGGGTGGAAAGCGGCGCAACTTGGCGTAACCGGTGAGGCTTCGCCTTTCATTGCCAAACTGGCCGATGCCGAGAAAGGCATGCACGGTTTCAGCTTGAAGACCTCCGGCGCCCGCCGCGAACTGGCGGTGATGACGCGTGAGATTGCCGCCGGCAATTTCAGCGGTTTGGCGCGCTCATTCAGCATTTTTTCGGAAAGCAGTGGCTTGACTGCGAAGATATTGTCGCCGCTGGGCTTGTCGATAGGCGCCGCCGCTGCCGCCGTTGGCCTATTTGGCGCGGCAGCCTACCAAGGCGCCAAGGAAGTCAGCGCCCTCAATCGCAGCCTGATCGTCACAGGCGGCTATGCCGGCAGCACCAGTGGCACTCTGATGGCGATGGCGGATCGGCTCGGCGCCGTCAACAAGAATACCGGCGTGGCCGTCGACGTGCTGAGCGGCCTGGTTGGTTCCGGCCGGGTGAGTGGCCAAGTGCTGGAGTCGGTCGGGCAGGCGGCGATCAATATGTCGAAGCTGACCGGCGAGGGGGCCGACAAGGTTGTCAGCCAGTTTGCCGGCATGTCGGATGGCGTCGTCAAATTCGCCGACGACTTCGATAAAAAATATCACATGCTCAGCCTGGCCGTATACGAGCAGATTTCCGCGCTGGAGCGTCAAGGCAACACGCAGCAGGCGCAGGAAGTCATGACCAAAGCCATTGCGAGCGAAGCGCAGCGGCGCATTGATGCGCTGCGCGCCAATCTGAACGATGGACAGAAGGCGTGGGAAGACCTTGGCAATGCAGCGCTGACGGCATGGGTCAAGATGAAATCGGCGACCGTGGTTGCCGTCGGCATGGCGCCGGTGGAGCAGGAATTGGCCTGGCGTAAAGACTGGAAAGCAGGCAATCGGAGCGGAGATAACTTTTTTGGCTCAATGCACGATGCGTTTTCTGGTACCGATAACGACAAACGTATCGCTGAACTCGAAGCAAAGGCGAAAAAAATTGTCAACGACGCCAAAGCCGCAGCAGAAAAGACCCAGGTCGACGCCGCCGGCAAATCCGGTTTTAGTGGGCTGATGACCCTGTCGACGCAGATCGATAAGGCGTACCAACTCAAAACCGCGCTGGCCGGCGTGCAGAAACAGTGGGACGACTTGAACAAGGCGGACCCCGGGCTGAAGAAGCTGCGGATCGCTGACCCCGACAATCCGCTGTTGCAACCGAACGCCCTGCAGAATTTGAAAGATGCAGAGCGCAAGAAAATCGCCGGCAGCGGAGGGGATCGCAGCGCGCGCAAGTTGGACAATGCCTATCAAACGACGCTCAGCCATCTCGGCACCGAGGGCGCGAAGCTGGATGATCAGATCGCACAGTATGAGAAATTCGGCAAGGTGCTGGATCAATCCCGCGCCGCTGCGCTGGAGTTTGATTTAGCGCAAGGCAAGTTGAAAGGGCTCTCCAGCAAGCAGATTGACACCTTGCGTCAGCTGGCCGGCGCCGACGATGCCAAGGATGTGCAACGCAACGCCCTCAAGGGCATCGCCGACACTGAAAAGAAAATCGCCGCCATCAAGGCCGAGACGGCCGCGATCGGCATGGGCAATCAGGCTAAGGAAATGGCGGTCGCCTTGGCGGACATGGAGGCCAAGGGCGTGCGCGCCGGCACAGCGGCCTATGTTGAAGAGTCCGCACGGCTGAAAAAGGCGATTGCGGATCGCAGTACGGGCAAGCTGACCTATGCGCTGCAGATGAATGAGAAGGCGCAAGCCGACAGCATCGCGCAAACCAATGCTGAAATTGCCCTGATCGGCTTATCGGCCAGCGAGCGCAAGAAAGCTGTCGAGGTGATGAAGCTGGAGGCGGCGGCGCGCAAGTTGATCGAAGCCAATCCGGATGGCGCAAATCTGATCACGGCATCGTTTGAGCGACAGAAAGAGGCGGTGCAGGCTTCCTATGATGCCCAGGCCAAGAGCCAGGCTGGCTGGATTGGCGGTGCAACATCGGCGCTCGCTGACTACGATGATATGGCAAGCAACGTGGCCGCGCAGAGTGCCAGCGCCGTCACCAGCGGCATGAAAAGCATGGAAGACGCTTTCGCCAGCTTCGCCGCCACCGGCAAGCTGTCATTTTCCAGTCTGGCGACATCGGTCATTGCCGACATCGCCCGCATGCAGGCTAAAGCGGCGATTTCAGGACTGTTCAATTTCGCCATCGGTGTGGCATCGCGTTATTTTGGCAGCACGTCTTCCTACGGTGCTGCGGATGGCGCGCAAGCGGCTTCCGGCGGCGGGTTTAATCTCAGTCCGCAATTCAAGGCTGACGGCGGATTCATCAGCGGTCCCGGTACCGGCACCTCGGACAGTATTGCCGCGTGGTTGTCGAATGGCGAGTTTGTCAACAATGCCGAGTCGACCAAGAAAAATCGCGGGCTGCTGGAATGGTTGAACAAGGGCGGCGACGGCGCGACACTGGGGCGCTTCGCCAGCGGCGGCTTGGTCGGCTCCGCCAGCATGCCGGCCGGTGTACTGCCCAGCGCCGGGGCAGGGGGCGGCTTCAACATCAATACCTATGTCACCGTCAGCGATACCGGGACCAAGTCCGACACTACGGGTGACAACAGCAGCATCGGCAAGCAACTCGGCGCCATGATCAGCCAGGCTGTCAAGGAAGCACTCATCAGGGAATCGCGCGATGGCGGATTATTGTCAAAACAACGCATGGGGTATGCCT